GATATTTATAAGTGTCAAACGATCCAGGACCACCTCCACCAGATGCAGCGAGAGAAGCATTTGTTCAGGCCACTGGCGGAATTAACGATAAGATATTACGATATCCACTTGATTTGCAAGATCAGTCTCCCCATTATATTATCTTCTACCCACTGGTAAGAGAAGGTTCACGTCTGGGTGAAAATTTTAAAAATGCAGGTGCCCCTGTTTTTGATAAGAGCGCACAGAATGGAGTCGATCCAAAAAACGCCACAAAAGTGGCGGCTGCTCTCGGTGCAGGTATTGGCACTGGTCTTGGTATCGCTGAACAATTGACTAAAGGCGGAGGCAAAAATGCAGGTGGTGTGACTCTTGGTGGTATACTTGGTAGCGTTACCTCTGTAATTGCTAAGGGAGCAGTAGGTGCTGCAGGTGCTGGTGCTATTGGCGCATTATCAGGAAGTCAGGAACTATATCGAGGTGCTGGTGCGATTGCTCTTCAGATGCCTGAAAATAAAATGTCTTCTGGGTATAAAGCAAATTGGAAAGCAGATGAAATGGGCACGTTGCTCGGTGCGATCGGATCTGGTAACCAATCTTTACTGGGTGCAATTAATCCGCTAAGTACAGATAACATGAAACTGGCATTACGTTCTGGTGGTAAACTTTCGAAAGTGTTGAGTGATAATGCATTAGATGTTAATAAAGTATTGGAATCTAATACCAAAACCGTGACGAATCCATACAAAGAACAATTTTTTAAATCAATGGAGAATAGATCATTTGTTTTTGAATACAATTTCGCCCCAAGAAGTTTAAAAGAAGCAGAGGCAATTTTTACTCGTAGAACTGGTGCTGCGGGAGATGGTATGGGAATCATTCAAAAGTTCGCATATCATATGCACCCAGAACTTAGAGACTCGGGATACTTCTTTAACTATCCATCAGAATTTTCTATCGTTTATTATAATGCAGGAAAAGAGAATCAATATGTTCGTAAAATTTCCACTTGCGTTCTTACTGGTATGACAGTAGACTATGGTAGCGATACTGGATTTACAACCTTCAAAGAAGGTATGCCAACACATGCTACTATGCGATTAGAATTTTTAGAACTAGAACTGATGACCGCACAAAGAGTTTATCAAGGATTTTAAAATGTATTTCAGACAATTTCCAGTACTCAGAGGTAAGTTCGATGGCACATTTAAAGGTGTTACGGATATTTTCTTGCGTGTCGCACCCCAAACTCCTATTAAAAATGTAGAATTTTTAGAAACAACGTATGTTCAAGATGGAGAAACTCCGGAATTACTGGCGTTTAAAATGTATGAGAGAGAAGATTATCATTGGATTTTATTGTTGATCAATAATATCGTTGATGTTCGTGAAGAATGGCCGAGAAAAGAAAGAGATCTTTATTCTTATTGCTTAGAAAAGTATGGTGAGAATAATATCTATCAAGCAGTACATCATTACAGAACAACAGATAAACTCGCATCTCAAGGTGTTCCGAAAGGAATTATTGTTGATTACAATTCAGCAAAGATTTCATCTGGTGAACATGAATCCGTTACAAACTGGGATTATGAATTTGAATTGAACGAAGACAAACGAGAAATAAAGTATATTCCAAAGATTTTAGTTGGCAGATTTGTTTCGGAATTCCAACGAATAATTAGAGTATAATATGGCAACCAATTCTAAAGCATTATCAAATCCTGGTGACGTAACATTTAAGACTGTTGAGATCATGAGTGTCAACGGTGACATTCTTGACATCAAAAGTTTTGTTGTCGAACTAAATATCTACGAAGATATATTTTCGAACGCACTACAGGGTGTTTTGATGCTTGTAGATTCTAAAGAACTTATATCTGGTTTACCTCTTGTGGGCGACGAACTCTTAAATATTTGGATACAAACTCCAACCTTTGGTGATGGATACGGCGAAAGCATAAAAAAGACCTTCTCAATTTATTCTATTAAGAATAGAATGCTCAACGCTGACCGTGAACAAATGTATACATTATACTTCTGCTCTATGGAAGCAGTCAGTGATAATGTCACTCAAGTCAGTAAAAAGTATGAGGGTACTACAGACGAAATTGCAGACAAACTATACACAGAGTATTTAAAACAAAAACGCTGTTTCGGCGGTATCGATAATAAAGACGAAACCCCAATGGTTATCGCGGATACTCCACATGAAGGTAAGATTGCCTTCGTGGCAAATATGTGGTCACCATTTCGCTGCCTCAACTATGTTGCACAGAGATCTATTGGCGCAAAACAAAAGGGACCCAGTTTCTTATTCTATGAAACGAAGACAGGATTTTACTTCACTTCTATTGACAATTTAATTAAGAGTCAGTTAGATCTCAGTTCTATATTTGCAGAATATGTGTATTTACCGAAACCTCTTAATCCTTTAATCGATTTGGTTGATGATGAAACATTACATACGATGAAACCTGGATTAGACAAGGGATTTAGTACTGTATCTGATATTCGGTTTAATGAGCAGGTCGATATTCTGAAGTCACAAGACAACGGAAGATTTGCCAGCACTACTACAGTTTTCGATATTATGATTAAAGAAGCAACAAATATACCGCATGACTATTCATATTCATATCCTGACATCATCCATATGGAAAATTACCGAGTTGAAAATGGTAAAGCAACATTTGATGAGGAATCAAAAGATAATATGACATATCCTGCGAACGTAACTCGTTCCGCATTGTCTAAGCGTTTCTTTCGTCCAGTGCATAGAAAAGTTCTTACCACAAGCGATGATGAGATGCTAGATTATACGCCAGATAAATGGTTGGGTATGCGTCAAAGTGTTCTAGAAGATATTTCTGGATTGCGTATGCACATCACGGTTCCTGGAAGAACGGATGCTGAAGTTGGTAAGATCATTCACTTCAAATATCCTAAAGTTGGAGATGGCGCAGATAAATCAGATCCGAAAAACCAATGGGATCCGTTCCTTTCTGGTGTTTGGATGATCACTGCCATCCACCATAAAATTACTCCAGTCGCACACAATATGATTTTGGAAATCGCTAAGGATTCGTTCCATACATCCTTCCAAGCAATTGAACGTGCGCCACCACCGAATCCTCCTCTTTATGAAAATTCCGAAAATTCTGATATGCCTCTAGCAGAACAAGAAAATGGTGCATCTCCGTCATCTCCTGGACCAGTCAATAAAGCAGGTTGGACTCATCCAACTGGCGGTAAGGGTAGCATTTCTAGTAAATTTGGACCAAGAAAATCTCCTGGTGGGGTTGGTTCTAGTAGTCATATGGGTGTAGATATTGCTGCTCCAAAAGGTACGACAGTTTATGCTGCTAGAGACGGCACAGTTGAACTGGCAGGATGGCAAAAGCCAGGTATACGTAGTGGAAAGAACGCAGGTGGCGGGATTCGTGTTAAAATTGCGCATGCTGGTAAATATACAACCTTTTACGGTCATGGTATCGAAGGTTCTATAATGGTCAAACCTGGACAGAAGGTCAAGGCTGGAGAAGCAATTATGAAAGTCAATAGCACTGGCGCATCGACAGGACACCATCTACACTTTGAGATTTGGTTAGATGGTAGAAAAATAAATCCGCTCCCCTATATTACGTGAGATAAAAAATGACAGATAATTTCTTTTCAAATAATGATTCAAACTTCTATTGGTTCTTCGGATGTGTCGAGGATCGTGATGATCCTTTACGTCTTGGTCGAGTAAAACTACGAATTCTTGGTTATCATACAGATGACAAAGAACAGTTACCAACTGATGATCTTCCGTGGGCGATGCCAATTATGCCAGCAAATAGTGCCAGCACTTCTGGAATAGGTTGGTCGCCAACTGGTCCAGTAGAAGGTACATGGGTTTTTGGATTCTTTATGGACGGAGCAGAAGGACAGCAACCTGCATTTTTGGGAACAATTAACGCTGTCCCTGAAAGTAACGGCAGTGGTGGTGGTAGTGGTGGAGATGGATCTGGTAACTCACCTACCTCTGGTGGTGCTGATGGTAGGGGTGATTATAGTATTCCGCCATCTAATGGTACTCCTCCTACAAAAACTGGAAATGTTGAACAAGATAATATTGCATCGTTCTTGTGGACTATTAGAAACTGCGAAGGAACTGCTGGAGCGAATGGGTATAACCTAATGTTTACAGGTAAACTGTTTACCAGTTTTGCAGATCATCCTAGAATTACAAACAGCGCAACAGTGCGTGGTAGAACAATTTACTCGACTGCGGCAGGAGCATATCAATTCTTAACTTCAACTTGGGATGAATTGGCAAGAAAACTTAAACTCCGAGATTTTAGTCCTGCTAGTCAAGATCTAGCAGCAGTACAACTACTGAAGCAGTGCGGTGCATTGGATTATGTAAAGAAAGGTAACATAACTGAAGCTACAAGACGTGCAACACGTATTTGGGCAAGTTTGCCTGGAAATAATTATAATCAAGGTGGAAAGAGTCTTGCAGCAATTAAATCCTATTTCACACAGGGAGGCGGTACGTTGACAGCGTAACGTAAATTTACAAAAATATGGTTTACAAAAATATAATTCTGACCACTAAGAGCAGGAACGATATCTAATGCTGAATATTTTGCGTGATCAAGATTTATCTAAAATTCTAGATAATACCAAAATAAGTAAGGTTCTTTCCGCTACCGAAGTCAAGCAATTGATGGGATCCATCGCACAAGACGTTGGTGGTGGATCACATTCTACAATTTCAGATAGCGGTAAGATTGGGGCATACGGATTTAATTTAGAGGCATTACAAACTGTCGGTGCTGTGGCACCTAATGCTGTCGAAAAAACATTAGAGAATATCAAAAAGAATATTCCTAGTATTTCAATACTGACAAAGAAAACTTGGGTTAGAGCACAGGCATCTGATTCTCTCGCGAAGTTTGGTCTTGGTGGATTGATTGGTAAAAATCTCGGTAAAAACTTTGCGCTTGATGCTCTTAATAAATTGGGACTTCCGATTCCAACGAACATTGGTAACGTTGGTAATAATTTAAACTTTGCTGCTCTTGCGGATCCAAAAATTTGGACAGCAAAAACAGGTAGTGCAGCAGAAACTGCTCTCAAAGTCGTGAATGCTGCAAATGGTTCAGTTAGTTCTGCAGTTTCTTCTGTTAAAAACACTCTTTCTAAAGAAGTGTCTGGTCTTACGACTAAGATCGCCTTGACGACATCAGCAACAGGCGATAACGAAGTATCAAGCACTACCAATAAAATGGTCAAGACCATAACAAAGACACTTACTTCGTCTGCTGTAAAATCTGCTACTGCATTAATTACCGATTCAGTTAAACTTCCATCCGCGACTAAGGTTGCATTTGAATTGGTTTCCAAACAGATTGATGTAAAAACATCTGCGGTGAATGAAGCAATAGATGTTTCTTTTGACCCATTCAGACAAGAACCTACTATTTTAAACATGACAACTGCAGTGTCTACAGTTACTTCGTTGATAGACACACACGAAAAAGAAATCGCAGAAATTATCGATGATACTCACATCGAACAGATTACTAATCTTGGCGGAGGTGGAAGCGGTTTTCTAAACGATCCATTCGCGCAAAACAATGCAATGGTTTCTCTGCTTGATAGAAATATTAAATCCCTTCTATCTTCAAAGGCGATTTCATTAGACTCTCCCAAAGATGTTATCTTAGGAATGTTGTCAGTTGCTAATGGACAAGGAATTGACACAGCGATTAAGTTTGCCAATGGATTAATTAAGACAAGTTCTAACGGGAAAACCTCCAACGACTTCTTTGGTGTTGGGTTTTCTGCGAACAAATTATTTAACGAACTCTTGGACGCAAAACCTGGATCTCCAACAATCTCTGCGCCAAATCCTGCAACACTTGCTCAGGCAAAACCAACTGTTGCTAATCTGCCGACGAACGATGGATTAAGAGATAACAATCCTCGTATTGGATTTAACGATCCAAATAACGTTTATCCTAAGCGGGAATATCTCGAAGCAGGTAATGGTGACGTTAATGCACTTGCGGTTGGAAAAAATCCAGGAGAAACTAAAGCACTACCACAGGATCAAACGATCCATGGACAGCATGATGCGCAGAGAACCACTTCGAAACCTATTGCTGGTCGAACAGGAGAATCTGTTTCTCAACCGAAATCTGCCTTTGCTGCTGAGTATCCATACAACCATACCTACCAGAGTGAATCTGGACACACTATGGAATTCGATGATACTCCAAATGCAGAACGTGTTTCGTTAAACCACAAATCAGGGTCATTTCTAGAAATGCGCCCAGATGGTTCACAGGTAAATAAAATTATCGGTGACGGTTATACAGTTATCGATCGCAATGGTGTTATTACCATCGAGGGTAAGGCAAATGTTCACGTTGGTGGTAGTTGTAATATTTACGTGGCAAACAACTGTAATCTTACAGTTGGGGGTAATACAAATATTGACACACACGGAAACGTCGACTGGAAAGTCGGCGGGAATATGAACCTTGCGGTCAAAGGAACTTTCGCCACTCGCGTCGATGGCGATTATTCGATGGATGTGAGTGGCGATATTGATTCAGCAACTTCTAAATCATATAGACTTGGTTCTGCAACAAGCGTTGATATCCTCTCAAATGGTAAAATTAATATCGATGCGTCCTCTGATATTAACATTAAGACCGATGCGAAGGCGAATGTTTACGGCGCAGAGACAAACATCAAAGCATCTGATACGACAAATATCCAAGCAGGTTCTACTATGAACGTCAAGGGTGGTGGTGCTACCAATGTTGATGGTGTGGTCATTACAGTAAGTCCTGGAAGCGCAGGTTCTGCAGTAACAGCATCAGATGGGACTCCTCCTGATATTACTATTGTCGCAGATCCAGTTTCACCGATGAATCCAAGCGAACCAGAATTTGTTGGTGGTAATGGTGGTGTTTCTCCAGAAGAAGCAAAGGGTATGGATTATGATGGCGAAGATGGCATTGCAGATAGAAACGCTGCTGGTATTGAAGATAGTGCGATTCCAGGAGAAGAAGGATCTAGTAATTTAGTAAGTGGAAGGGTTGCACCTACTGCATGTAATGTAACCAAGTCTGGCGTAAAACTTCCAGATATTAACATCTCAAATGGTATTAACTATGGAATGAAAATCTCTGATAAGTTTACTCTGAAAGACGTTATGGTAAAGGGTAAACTACGAAATTATGGTGGATTCAGTAAAGCAGACATGATTGCAAACATGCGCTGCTTGGCAGTAAACTGCTTGGATCCAATCAAAACTAAGTTCCCTGGAATGTATTTCACGTCAGGATTTAGAGATTATATTCCATCTGGTGGTTCTACGACTTCACAGCATATGCTTGGGCAGGCAGTGGACATGAAATTCAATGGAATAACAAAAGGTCAATACCACGATGTAATCGTCCCGTGGATTGTCAAGAACGTTCCATATGACCAACTTCTTCTCGAGTATCTACCATCTGGCGGACATTGGATTCATATCTCGTTTAAAGAAAAAGGCAACAGATATCTGCACTTTACCATGTATAATCATAAACGTGTTTCGGCACCTGGAACTTTCAAAAAATACTAAAAAGGCATATAAATAAGTATTATGAAGACAGTCAGAATATACAAAGATTTAGATCTTTCCTTTACTCCACATCCTGGAACGGGTGATGTGGGGATGAAGTTTGACATCAATTCAGTTAAGCAATCGCTTAGAATATTGTTGTTAACTTCCAACGGAGAAAGACCGTTCAACTATATTCTTGGTTCTCCGATTTATAAGATGTTGTTTGAACCTATGGATCTTATTACTGCGAATATGTTAGAATCGCAAATAACACTTCTAATCAAACAGTTTGAACCTAGATGCAATCTTCAAATGGTTGAAGTGTCACCAAATTTCGACCTTAATCAATATGATATAAACATCAGATTCTATGTAGTTGGTACTCCAGGTCCAGTTACCTATTCAACATTCTTAAAGAGAGCTCGCTAAATGGCAGAACTTAGAGTAACAGAACTTGATTTTGTGGGAATCAAGCAAAACCTGAAAGAATATCTTGCTTCTCAGGATCAATTTTCAGATTATAATTTCGAGGGATCTGCTATGTCAGTTCTCCTCGATGTTCTTGCATATAATACGCACTACAATGCTACGCTTGCGCATCTTCTTGCGAATGAAATGTTTCTCGATAGTGCATTGAAGAGATCTTCTGTTGTATCTATTGCAAAGTCGATGGGATACTTACCCAATTCTCAGCATTGTGCAAGAGCGGTAATCGATCTTGAGATAACTGCTGTTGCAAACTATGGTCCTGATTCTCTTCTTTTATCTAAAAACGCCACCTTTACTGCGACGGGAATCCCCACAGACTTATCCCCATCTGGTATATTTTCATTTAGACCAGACGACGATTATACTGCTGTTGTATCTGATGAAGTTGGAGCAATTAAAACATTTACATTCAATGATGTCAAACTAATTGAAGGTAATCGGGTTTCGAATGAATTTCTTGTAGATACAACCAATCTCTCTGGACCATTTACCATTCCAAATAAGAATGTTGATATTACGACGGTTACAGTTTCTGTTCAAAATGACGAAACCACTACCACATTTAATTATTCAGACACATACCTTAACATCGAAAACAACAGTAGTGTTTTTTGGATCGAACTAGGTTATGATGGTCTATATCAAATTGTGTTTGGTGATAATATTCTGGGTAAACAATTAGAATATGGTAATATCGTTACTGTAGAATATTTTGTTGGTTCTGCAGATGGCGCAAATAATCTCTCTAATTTTTCAATGAATACTACTCTTACTGGGTCGACAGAAACCAAAACAATAACAACAATCACACGTGCTTCTGGTGGATCACCAGCAGAGAGCATCGATAGTATTAAATTCTATGCTCCCAAATTCAATACAACGAGGGATCGTGCAGTAACTTCTGATGATTATGCAACTCTTATCAAAAGAAGTTTTCCTGGAATCAATTCTATTTCTGTATGGGGCGGTGAGATAAATGATCCTCCCATTTATGGTAGAGTGTTTATCTGCCTAGATCCAGTTGCGGGAACTGTTATTACAGAGTCTGACAAAGACACAATTTCGAGAGATATTCTTGCACCAAAAAGTGTAGTCTCGATTCAACCTATTTTCGTTGATCCTGAATATACATTTATCAGTGTTGATTCGACAACTAAATATGATCAGAAGCAATCTTTAGAGACTTCAACCGAACTTGCTACTCGAATAAGAACAAATATTATTTCGCACTTTGATCTCAATTTGAATAAACTTGGAAAAGATTTCTACTATTCAAAATTGAGCGCAGATATTATGGATACTTCTAATTCGATTATTACGAATAAGATTGATCTAACTTTACATAAACGGTTTACTGGTGTTGTAACAGATCAAATTGCGTTTAGGTTGGATCCTAATTTTGGGCAATCTCTACTACCAAATAGTTTACATTCGACATATTTTAACACATTCTTAAACAGTGCATATTATGATGTATATATGGTGGACGTTCCCGATCAATCTCCACCCGATCCACTAGGAACTGGAAAAATTTACCTGAAACAAATTGGGACTGATATAGTTCTGTCTTCTAGTTTTGGGACAATAGAATATGGTACTGGTAAGATACTTGTACCGTCATGCTTTTTTATCTCTCTTTTGGGTGGCGCAACTGAATTTAGAATTTACGTCAAACCACAAAATGTTACAGCGGATATTACCACAAAGATTCTAACACGCACTCTCGAAGATTATACTAGTGCAATTATTCCTACTATTTCCAGAAACTCTTTGCTAAAATTGGATCTAAGTAGTGCGAATGCCGCCGCGAATATTACTTCAGGTCTCCAGGTAACGGTTACAACATAATGAGTTTAATACCATCATACGAGAAAGTTGTTATTGGGTTTACCATAAACTCGGGTGGGAGTAATTACACCACACCAACTATTGATATTGATGGTGGTGGTGGTATTGGTGCAACTGCAGAAGCAACTGTTGTTGGTGGTAAAATTACTGCAATAACTATTACTAATCAGGGATCTGGTTACTCCACTCCACCTGTAGTTACTGTTGTAGGCGGTGGTGGGACGGGCGCTACTATTGTCGCGATTATTGGTGACCTTCCATACAAAAACAAATTAGAATTTCTTATTCAGGAACAACTCCCTGAATTTGTTCAAAATGAATATGCAGGGTTCGTAACTTTTCTAGAAGGTTATTACCGTTTCCTTGACCAATCAGGGGAAGTAAATAATTTTCTATTAAATGCCAGAGATTATTCTGACATTGACAAAACATTAGAAGCATTCATTGATCAGTTTAGAAAACAATACGCAGTAGACATTCCGAAGAATGTCCTCGTTAATCAGCGTAGACTTGTAAAATTAATCAGTGATTTTTATGAATCTAAGGGTGCAGAAAATTCTATCGAACTTCTGTTCAAGATTCTTTATGATGAGACGGTAGAATTCTTTTACCCCTCAACTCACATCTTAAAAGCATCTGATGGTGTTTGGATAGAAGACGTTGTAATTAGAATTCTTGGTCCAGATGTAAATCTAGTAGCGCCTGTTGCTGTCTCCGGAACTGCTGGTCAGTTTACTTGCGGCAACTCAACTCTAGCAGTTGGTGATACTCTTGTAATTACTGGTACACGTGGAGGTACAGGCACTATTACTGGATACACATCAGGAACCACATATAAAGTTTCTGCTATAACTGGTACCTCACCAAATGTAACTGGATTTACTCTAACTACTCAATCTAATACCGCACTCGTAACTACTGCGGGTACGTTAACAGGTCTAACATATGCGGGAGTTGATCCATTCACCCTATATGGTAAGATTTGTAATTTAGTTTATTACGAAAATACTGGTGTTCAGACTTTCCCAAAGACTATCGAAACAACGGTAACCAGCGTAAAGAAACTGGCGTATACTTCACCAGCAATTTACGAATTAAACGTATCACTACCTAAAAATTCTCCTTTGAAAGTTCCAGGTGCTGGTGCTTCCGCCGTTGCTCTAGTTGCTGATGGGCAAATAAAGGCGATAGTCGGAGAAACTAGTAAGACATTTAGTAGTATTACAACAGCAGGAGTTCTGGCAGCGACTGTTGCTACTTCTGGTACTGCTGGTCAGTTTACTTGCGGCAACTCAACTCTAGCAGTTGGCGATCGTCTTACAATTACTGGTACACCTGCGGTTGAAACTCTGGCAGCAACTGTTGCTGTATCCGGAACTGCTGGTCAGTTTACTTGTGGTGCATCAACTCTAGCAGTTGGTAATCTTCTTAGAATTACTGGTACCAAAGGCGGTACTGCTACAATCACTGGTTATACGACAGGAACTGTCTATAAGGTTTCTGCTGTAACTGGTTCGGTTGGCGCTGTTACTGGATTCACGTTAACAACCGAAGATAATGCCGCGATCGTGACTACTGCTGGTACGCTGACGGGTCTAACATACGCAGTTGCAACTCTTGCTGCTACTGTTGCTGTATCCGGAACTGCTGGTCAGTTTACTTGTGGTGCATCAACTCTAGCAGTTGGTGATCTTATGACTATCGCTGGTACACCTACGGTTGGAACTCTAGCAGCAACTGTTGCTACTTCTGGTACTGCTGGTCAGTTTACTTGCGGCAACTCAACCCTAGCAGTTGGCGATCGCGTAACGATCACTGGTACTCGTGCAGGTACAGGAACTATTACTGGATATACAACAGGAACCAAATATAGAGTTTCTGCTGTAACTGGGACCTCGCCGAATGTTACTGGATTCACGTTAACAACCGAAGCTAATGCTGCAATTGTAACTACTGCTGGTACTCTAACTGGTCTAACTTATGTTACCACAGGCACGATTACTGGATACGAATCAGGAACAACATATAAAGTTTCTGCTGTAACTGGGACCTCGCCGAATGTTACTGGATTTACTCTAACTACTCAATCTAATGCCGCGATCGTAACTGCTACTGGTAAGTTAACAGGTCTTACATATACAACCACAGGCACTATTAATGGATACACAACAGGAACCACATATAGAGTTTCTTCTGTAACTGGTACATCACCAAACGTTACTGGATTTACTCTAACCACGCAATCTAATGTTCCCGTTATAACTACTGCTGGTAAGTTAACAGGTCTAACATATGCGACTGCAACGGGTATAGACTTAACCAACAATACTATTAAGATCTCTTCTCATGGGTATTCTACAGGTGATGTGGTTATTTATGATAAAGATGGCGGAACAATTGTAACTGGTCTTACCAATTACGATACATACTTCGTTATAGCAGTTGATGTTAATACAATCAAACTTGCTGCGAGCGCAGGAAATGCTACACTTGGCACAGCAGTTGATCTTACTGTTGTTGGTTCAGGAAGTCACATATTGTATGCTCCTGTTACTGATGGCGGATCAGGATATTTTGCAGCACCAGTAATTACTCTAGACCCAAACTCTACTGTTGGTCTTGGAGCAGTTCTTCGTGCGAATATTGTAGATGGTTCTGTTTCTAGTATTACTGTTGTCGAAGGTGGTTCAGGATATGTTGAAAACCAAGAAGATATTCAAGTAATCTTTTCTACGGATTCCGTTAGAACTAAAATTTTTCTATCAACAAATTCTACAACAGTTTACGGTTTTGTAATTCGTCAATTGTCTACAGTAGAAGTTGTTTCCTGTGAAGGCGAAGGTGTTGACGGAGACTGTGGTTTTAGAGTTGGACAGATCTATCAAATCGACGAACAAAGCACAGTCGGACCATATGTAATCGATCCACCTATGTCGGCGGTTTCGGGAGGATTGATTAGTGCTATCGCTGCTAATCCTACCGATTATGGAACATACGATGCTGGTAGATTTAACGATGGTGTAGACGAACCATTTTTTGATCCATCATATACACTCGTTGGTCGTGATAACAGAGCGTCGGTCAGAATTTCCTCGATTGACGAAACAGGATGCGTTACTGCTGTTACCATCTTCAATACTGGTTTCGACTTCGAGCAAGAAGAATTCGAGGCAACTATTACATCTCCGAATGGATGTGAAGCAGTTCTTGCCTTTACGACTGGTGCTGTTCTTGTTAAGACAGGAAGATTTAAAGATTCTCGTGGTATGTTGTCTAACATCAACAAACTACAAGACAATCTTTATTATCAGAACTACTCGTATGTGATTAAGTCTGGTGTGACCTCGAATACATGGTTGCCTCTGATTAATAAAACAGTTCACCCTGCTGGTATGGCAGTGTTTGGTGAATTGCTGATCACCCAGACAATCGATATGGTTGATTACATTGGTGTTCTCGAAATTCTGGTACTCAATGAATTGTTTATTGATGTCATAGTGCTTAACGATACAACTAGATCTGTTCACTTCTATAAAGTTCTTACCGATACTGTTACTAAATCTGATGTTACAACCTCTCACGTATATAAGGTTCTAAGTGATTCTGTAACTCTATCTGATGCAACAGAACTATTATTTGACGTTGGTATCTATAATCCTGCAGATGATACTACTTCTATGGTCGATTCGTTCGCCCGTGTTGTGCAATATGTCAGAGTGTTTAATGAAGCATTCTACACCTCAGAAACCACAGTGGTTGGTTTCGGTAAAACTCTTGTAGAGGATCCAGTTTGGGTTACTAGAGATTTCTGGGCGGTGCCAGACTATAGTGGTGTGGAATTTGCGTGGGATCCTGAAGAAACGATTGAAGTTGATTTCGCAAAGGTTCTTGCTGATGCAGCAACGGCTTCTGAAGCAAATGTATTTGCAGTTTCGAAAGTAATAACACCTTCTTATGTTACTCCGTTTGATAACGCCAGTGCACTTTATGGCACCACCTTTGATATAACTAGCGGTGGTGGTGTTTATACTATGACTATTAGTATCAATAGTGAGGGTGTTATTACTATTGTTTCTGGGTTTGGAATGCCATTTGGTTATTATGTTTCCGTCGGAGGAACTACATTCGAACATATAGCAGGTGAAGATGCTGTTATTGCAACCGAATCGTTTGGTAGAACCGTAGAGTATTATAGAACGTTTACAGAATCCGTAATATCTAATGAATATGCCAATGCTGGTATCGAAAAACCCCAAGCAGAAGTGGTGACAGCAGCGGAAAATTCGACCAATCATCTATATAAATATTTAAATGATTCTGTAACATCAACTGATTTAGTCGGTGTAATTCCATATCTGGTTAAAACTGACAATGCAGGTGCCACTGAATTATTAATCGTCGCAAATGATGCTGAAACAATAGAATCTATTGCGGCAACTGAACAATCGCTTATAAATATACTCAAAGGACTATTCGAAACAGTAACTGTCACTGAAAGTGGTATTGTAAACATACAAGATTATGTTGAAGGTGCATTCGGTTCGGACTTTGTGGGTCAAGCAACTTATTTTTAACTAAGAAGAAGGTAAATCAAATGAAACTAATCGAAAACGTAAAAGGTACTAAGGGCGAACTACATATTGTTCTTCGCGATGAAGCAGGTAATGTTAAGCAAGAAGTAACTGTTCCTAACCTCGTTGTTACTACTGGTCTTAACTATATCGCATCGCGTATGAAGGATGCTACTGCTACTGCTATGACACACATGGGTGTTGGTTCAGGTACAGTAGACCCAGCAGCAGGTGATACTGCTCTAGGAAGTGCTCTTGGTGCACGTATTGCTCTGACTTCAACAACAGTAACAACAAATTCTGTTGCATATGTTGCAACGTTTGATGCTGGTTCAGGTACTGGTGCTGTAACTGAAGCAGGTATCTTCAATGCTCTTACCAGTGGAACAATGCTTTGCCGCACTGAATTTGCTGTCATCAACAAGGGTGCGTCAGACAGCATGACAATCACTTGGACGGTTACAGTATCGTAAGATAACATGCCACTTATTTTAAGATCACAGGGAAGACAAGAAATAGCAAGAAGCGTTTATCGTGACATCTATAACGAGAACGACTACTACTATTTTTTTGTCTCCCGAACTCTCGAATGGGCGGACGAAGAAGATCCAGAGCAACCAATTGACTCTGTGTCATACTCAAACACGTCCCATAGAAACACTTTGTTTGTCAAAAGAATACAGGCAAGTGATGCGGTCTTAATGGCACCAAGATATAACTGGACGTTGGGTACAGTATACGATCAATATGATGATGCATATGGTGAAACGGATGCTAACGATGATTTAATCGAACCATACTCGGGGGGAACTACACTAAACACTGCGATATTTTATGTTATCACCGATGATTTCAACGTATACAAATGTATCAGCAATGGTGAAGATTCTGAAAGTACAGTAAAACCAACAGGAACAGATACTAATACGATTGAAACATCAGACGGGTATATTTGGAAATTTATGTTTAGGGTCGAAACAGGTGATGTCACCAAGTTTTTGACTCCAACACACATTCCTGTTCGTAAAATGGCAGGTCTTGGTGAACCGCAGTTTGATGTGAACGGGTTCATAGATAATATTTCTGTTACGTCTGGCGGATCTGGGTATTCAACTGCACCTTATGTGGTAATTCAAGGTGATGGTAAAACTTCTCCATCGGTAATTATCGACAGTACAACTGGTCAAGATGCCTCTGCGTTCTCTCAGTGCACAACAAATGGTTCTGGTGTCGATATTGTTTCTTCAATTATCGTAACAAATGGTGGAACGGGTTATAGATCTCAAGTTTCTAAAACTTTTAATGGATCTTCTTCTGCTGCAGTTTCAGTTGGAAGTGATACGTTTACCATAACTGCCCATGGGTTTACTAATTTGGATCTCGTGACATATTCAAATGGTGGCGGAACTTCTATTGGTGGTCTAACGAATAATAGACCCTATTATGTGATTTATCAAGGTGCGAATACAATTAAACTTACTAGATCATATGAAAATATTGCTGGTGTTGCAATTACTAATACTGCTGGCGCTTTTTCTTGTGCTGCTACAACTCTAGCAGTTGGTGATCGTCTTACAATTACTGGCACATTAGGCGGTACAGGCACTATTACTGGTTATGCAACTAATACTGTTTATAAAGTTTCTGCTGTAACTGGTACATCACCAAACGTTACTGCCTTTACACTGCAAACTGAGGCTGATGTTGCTATTGTAACAACAGCAGGAACACCGACTGGGTTGACATATACGTCTGATAATTCTGCGATTGATCTAACTTCTCTTGGTACTGGCAGTTCACATACACTTACATTCGAAGGAACTACGGTATCCCTTTTGGGTGGTGCGGGTTCTGGTGCCACTGCTACGCCAGTTATCTCTAGTGGTGTAATTACAGGAATCACAGTAACCGATGGTGGGACTGGGTATGCTGGTGCTAGAGCGACTGCTGTTTTGGGAACGGGTGCATCTGCTTCCGAGGTAGACTCAGTTACAGTAAACGAACCTGGATCTGGATTTTCGTTTGCGAATGTTAGTTTCGTTCCTGTTCCTGGCACTATAACTGCTACTGTTGCAACAAGCGGGACTGGTGGTCAGTTTACTTGCGGCAACTCAACACTAACAGTTGGCAGTCACATTTTAATTACTGGTACACGTGGAGGTACAGGCACTATTACTGGATACACATCAGGAACCACATATAAAGTTTCTGCTATAACTGGTACCTCACCAAACGTCACAGGATTTACCCTTCAAACTTCTGCGGGTGCTGCAATCGTAACTACTGCTGGTACTCTGACTGGTTTAACCTATACAAAAGTAATCAATGAAACCGCAACAGCATCTGCTGTTCTTGGATTCACTGAAGGTGGAACTCCACAAGAAAACGTTGAAGCAGCAGCGACTCCTGGAACCATAGATAGAATCGTAATTCTCACTGGTGGTAACAGTTATATCACAGGTGATGCGTCGATCTCTATTGTTGGTGATGGGCAAGATGCAGAAGCAACACTGACATTAACTGATGGCGTCGTTACTGCTGTCACCATAACAAATCCAGGATCTGGTTATAGTTTTGCAGAAATCTCTGTTGTTAATGCTGCAGAGGGATCTCCAGGTAATGGCGCTTCTTTCCGAGCAGTTCTTTCACCGTATGGTGGACATGGTTCCAACCCACAGAAAGAGTTGTTTGCTAAGAGTCTATCATTGACGGTTTCTCTCGCAAACGAAACCTCTGATACTTTCTTGAATAACGATTTCCGCCAATTGGGTGTTATTAAGAATCCTAGAATTTTCGGTTCTTCTGATAACTTTACTTCAAATACTGGTAATTGTTGTTATGTTATCGCAATAAATAATCTTGCCTTGGTAGATTATGATGATGTAATTACGAGTGATGATGGTGGAAAATTTATTGTTGTTCAGAAAGAGGACAGTAATAATAATGGCGTAGTGGATAGAATTCACTTGTTACCTATTATACCAAGAATTTCTAGCAGTAGCATTTTAACTAATGAGACGCAAGAAGTATCATTAGGATCTCCTGTTGAGTTTAATATTGGTACCGTGTTAGTCCCTGATATGGTTGATTATTTGGAACCAGAAGTTGACAATAGAACTGGTGATATCATATATCTAGACAACAGAATTAAAATCATTAGAACATCTGATCAAGTTGAAAAAATCAGAGCGTTGATCAATTTTTAAAAGAAGTAGGAAAATATGGCACTCGACTTAAATACATCTCCGTATTATGACGACTTTAATGAATCTAAAAAGTTTCATAGAATTCTCTTCAAACCTGGATATGCGGTTCAGGCACGCGAACTTACGCAACTGCAGTCTATCCTTCAGAATCAGGTCAACAAGTTTGGTGACCACATTTTCAAAAATGGCGCGATCGTTTCGGGTTGCGACGTTCAGATCGATAATGAATTATCATATGTAAAGATTGATGCAAATGCTGCTGGAAATGCGTCTCTTCCATCATATATCGGTGCTACAGTCGAGGGTAGCAACGGTCTTACAGCGGTAATCGTAGACGCAATTGCAGCAACAGCAACAGATCCAGGAACTCTTTATCTAAGATATACCAGCGGTGATGGTAGCACAAATACTGTTCACTTCATTGGTGCAGAGACTCTAACAGTTGTGTCAAATACTGCATCTCTTGATGGTGATGAATTTACTGTTCAAGCACTTGAAGTTGACACTGACGTATTGACAAATAACTATTGGGGTCGTGCTACTCGTATGACTCTTGGTGACGGTATTCTTTATATCGATGGCAAATTTATTCTCCATACTTCACAGACAATTTATCTTTCAAAGTATACATACAATCCAACAGGTAGTATATGCGTTGGTGCAGATGAGCAAATTACAGACTCTGGTGATGATGAAACTCTGCTCGATCCAGCACAAGGTACATATAACTTTGCTGCTCCAGGAGCAGACAGATATTATGTTTCAACAGATCTGATTTTCGTTGAAACTCCCGATGTAATTCCAGATGGATATTATGAAGTTGCAACAGTTGTTGCTGGTGGACTTAATAGAACACATACTTCTGACATCTATGCTAAACTTGGCGAAAATCTAGCACGCAGAACATATGACGAATCGGGTAACTATACAGTAAAGTCATTCCCTGTTCTGGTTCGTGAACACCTTGATGATACTACAAACAATGGTCTTTATACTACGGAACTTGGTGGTGATGAGTTTCTTCTGGCAGTTGGACTTGAAGCGGGTAAGGCATATGTTCGCGGTTATGAGTATGAAACTCGCCAGACAGAATATGCCTTCACTGAAAAGGGTATCGACACTGTAAAAAATTATAGTGTTCCCATCAGTTCTGCTTATGGTAACTATGTTGTTGTGACCGATTATAAGGGTTATTTGCCACTAGATGGTTCTAAGATTTCTCTGCGTAATGGTACCAAAATTCCTGTGTCGGGAGTAAATACTTCTACTGATACATTTACTTACACTTCTCATGGATATTCTTCTGGTGATGCTGTAGTATATTCCAACAGCGGCGGCACAAGTGCTGCAGGATTAACAAGTGGCACTACATATTACGTTGCTACTGCTGGTTTAACTGCTAACGCATTTAAAGTTAAGGCAGCAACAACATCTGGCACTCTTGCAGCGACTGTTGCTACTTCTGGTACTGCTGGTCAGTTTACTTGTGGCAACTCAACACTAGCTGTTGCTGATCGTATTACTATTACTGGTACACTTGGTGGAACTGGTACTATTACTAGTTACGCAACAGGTACTGTTTATAAAGTCTCTGCCGTAACTGGCACCTCACCAAATGTTACTGGATTTACTCTAACAACCGAAGCTGATGTCGCGATCGTAACTACGGCAGGTACTCTAACTGGTCTAACATATACAACTGAAACAGTTATTAATCTTACAGGAACAGGTAACGATTCTCAGTACTTCTTCGATAACAGCGTAGATGGTAGTGCTCGTGTTCGTCACATTGAATACGTAGACGGAGCGGTTGGTTCTGTTGCTGCAAAATATAATATCTATGTCTATGATGTTCAAATGACTGCAGGAAATTTCTCTGATGTTGCTGGATTGTATTATGCAAAAGATGGTGGCAATGATGGTTATGCTGACGTTTTTGAATCTGTATTGAATTCATCACAATATAATAAACTTCTCTACAGAATGCCATCGCGTGCTACTAAGACAATCAAACCTGCTGCTCCTGGTGTCGATGCAGAGTTTGGTAGTTACGAAACATCTCTATATTATACCAAGGTATATGAAGGTATTTCTATTTCTGGAGGCGCTGGTAGCATTACTCTTTCGGGTAATGAGTTCTTTATACAAAATGAAAATGATGCGATTGAGTCGTATATCAACAACAATCTGTTGATGGTAAAAGACACTGATGGTGAAATTATAGATCTGACAACAGGCACAGTTGATGCACTAGATGCTTCTGCTCAAATTATCAGTTTTACTGCTTTGGAAGATAGTTCTTCTTCTGTATTTACCGATACTGTTACCATCTATGCTACGGTTGAAGTAAACCTTGCGGCACCTCTTGTTAAAACTCTGAACAGAGCGAGATATGTTGCCTTTGATTTGTCTCATAAAATTCTAACTTCTGCAGTAGATGTTTCTACTGAAACATTCACATATACTGCCCACGGATATTCTTCTGGTGATGCTGTAGTATATTACAATGGTGGTGGAACAAGTATTACGGGATTAACGAGCGGTACTACGTATTATGTTATTTCTGCTGGACTAACTGCCAATGCCTTTAGAGTATCAGCAACGTCAGGTGGTAGTGCAGTCAATCTAACAGGTACAGGCAACAATGCTCAATACTTCTTTAAGGTAGGTGGCGGAACCTCATTAAATCTTGGTGTTGCAGACATCTTCTCTGTTGATGCTGTTTATAGAGCACCAGTATCAGCAGCATCGTACTCAGATATCGTAACAACTGGCACAGATATTAAGTCACAATATATTCTGGATAATGGTCAACGTGATAACACATACGAACTTGGTAAACTTAATGCAGTCAATGGTGCTGCTTCTCTCGCTGGATTTAATCTAGTTGCTAAGATCAGTTACTTTACACACACTGAAGCATCATCAAATGCTGGTTACTTCGCAGTCGACTCATATCAAATAGACGAAGATGAGATCGATGGTCCGTTTATAAAAACATACGAGATTCCGATCTATAACTCACCCACAACTGGTGAGTCGTATGATCTTCGCGATACGCTGGACTTCAGAGTAAGAATTACTGATTCGATCGTACCTGTTACTTTTGCTAATATTGCTACAGTTCCAGTCAATCCAGCAACTTCTACTACGATTGATCCTGCCTCGTTCGGTCTTACTATTCCTAGACCAGAGCAAGAAATCAATATTAATTATGAGTATTATGTTGGTCGTATAGATAAGATCGTATTGGATGATAATGGTGTGTTTAGTGCCGTGAACGGAACTCCATCACTGACTCCAGTTGAACCACTTACTCCAGAAAACGCAATGTGCATTGCCATTGTTACAATTCCGCCATTCCCATCACTCGCTCCCAATGTTGCAAAGTCAACTGGACGCAATGAATATGGTGTAACTTTCCGCACTCTTGATAATCGTCGTTATACAATGCGCGATATCGGTGCAATTGCGCAACGTATTACTCGTTTAGAATACTACACTTCTTTGACTCTTCTCGAAAAGTCAACTGAGTCGCTGTTCATTCCTAGTGCTGCTGATGACACTCTGAACAGATTTAAGCATGGTATTCTGGTAGATGCGTTTACGGGTCATAATGTAGGTAATCCAAAGGATCTCAACTACAGTTGCTCGATTGATGCAATCAATCAAGAACTTCGCCCATTCTTTAATATTGAGAATGTCGATTTAATCTTTGATTCGACAAATTCTATTGGTGTGCAGAAAACGGGTGACCTACTAACACTTCCATATAACTATACTGTTCTTACTCAGAATACATTTGCTTCTAAGGCAAGAAACTGTGTGGGAGATCTTTTATTCTCCTATGTTGGTGATATGACTCTTGATCCTCCAGTTGATAACTGGACTGATACTGCACAAAGTCCTGATCTTGCTGTAAACTTCGACGGTAACTACGACAACTTTGCTGCTATGGCAAATTCTTGGGGAACTCAGTGGAATGATTGGCAGGACATCGTAACTGGTCGTTCATCCTCCACTGCCACAACCAATACTGGTGGACAGACTCGTGTGTCTGGTGATACGTTATTCCAAGAGCAAATACAGATTTCAACTACTACCACTACACAGCGCCAAACTCGTCAAGGTGTGACTATGACTGTCACACCTGAAACCATCACAAGAGATCTTGGTGATCGTGTAACAAATGCTTCTATCATTCCATATATGAGAAGCGTTACAGTTACTGTTAAGTGCTCGAGAATGAAACCTGCAACCAGAATTTATCCATTCTTCGACGGTATTGATGTTACAGCACATTGTCGCCCACTATCAAGTGCTGCTTTAACTGCATCTCCAACTGATCCTGCAGAATATTCTCAGTATGCTATTACTAATGGCACAGGTGATTATGGCGATTCACTAGTTACTGATGCTAACGGCGAACTTGCAATTCAGTTTAGAATTCCCGCTGGTACGTTTAGAACAGGAACTAAGAATTTTAGAGTTTGTGATGATCCGTTTAACAGATCTCCATTCGTCACAACTTCTGCAACAAATTCTTTCTCTGCCAATGGTCTCTCGCAAGTTGTTCAAGGAACTGTTGTTTCTACAAGAGAAGCAAATGTCGCGTTTAATACTGTAAGTGATTCTCGTTCTGTAACTGAAAACAATACTACTGCAAATCGTATTGGCGAAAGAGCAGTTGGGGTTATTCAGAATACCACAGTAAACAATACGTTTACTACAGTTAATAATACTACAAACGTTTCTAATACTACCAATAACACAACTGTTGTTAATAATACCAATGTTGTTAACACCGTGGTTAATAATATCACTGAAATCGCTCAAACAAATATTACCAATAATC